CAAAGCTCGCGGCAGGCGACGAAACAACGCCACACCGAGATAAGTTTCCAGTGTCTTGATCTGCTGACTTACCGCCGCCGGCGTCACGAACAACTCCGCAGCGGCCTTCTTGAAACTTGCATGGCGTGCCACCGCCTCGAAGGCGCGCAGCGCAGATAGCGGCGGCAGACGGTAGCTCATGAAAGGCCATTCAGTTAAGTAAAACTTAATCGTAGCATCAAAAAGGGTAGCTTGTTGCAGTGCAACATAAACCCTATATTTGCATCAGGCGCAAAGCAAGGTCCGGCGCCGGGCACCCCCTCCCCTCCGCCCGTGCCGGACCGCGCCATCCCAGCAACAAGCGCAAGGAGAACAAAATGAACCTCGATCAACTCCGCAGACTCTTCACCAAGCCACTGGACAAACGCGTGGCCGCCGAACGTAAAACGCTTGCCAGCCTGAGTACCGACCCGCTGGACTGCGAGTCCTATTTCAAGGAAGTCTTCGCCGGCCAGATCCTCTGACCGCCGACCGGCAAATTGCCAAACGGAAAACCAGCCTAGGACGGCTGGTTTTCCTTTGGTTGTAGCAGGAAGCACCGAAGATGCATCCTGTTTATCAACCATGAGCAGAAACGAAAAACGCCCCGAAAAGGGGCGTTTTTGCTGGGTATTTGGCGGAGGCGGTGTCCGCCGGGATCGAACTTCTTTTCGCGTCACCGCGTATCAAAATTAGTTCTATCCCTTTTATTCATTGGAAATCGTTGTATCACTCCGCATCGTGCGCTATCGTGCAACTGCATCCACGTTGATGGGTGCAATGATGGAATGACAAACGAGGCGGAGAAATGCCCAAGAAAGCCCGAGAACTGGCCCCCATTGAGGTGCAACGACTAACCAAGCCCGGAATGCACTCCGTCGGGGGCGTGGCTGGGCTATACCTTCAAGTCCTGCCCACAGGCGCGCGGTCCTGGGTGTTGCGCGTGATGGTGGCCGGGAAGCGGCGCGACATGGGGCTAGGTGGCTTTCCCGACGTGACCTTAGCGCAGGTCCGCGAGAAGGCCAGAGAGGCCCGCGCAACCATCGAAAAGGGTATCGATCCCATTGCGGAGCGGGCGGCAGCCCGCAGCGCCCTGGCGGCCTCGCGTGGCGCGGCCGTGAGCTTCGAGGATGCCGCCCGCCAGTTCATCACCGCGAAGTCCCCCGAGTGGAAGAACGCCAAGCATGGGCAGCAATGGACAAACACCCTTGAGGCTTACGCCTTCCCCGTCGTGGGCAAGCTGGCCTGTGCAGACATAGCCCTGCCCCACGTCCTGAAAATCCTTGAGCCGATCTGGACAACCAAGACCGAAACGGCAACGCGCCTGCGTGGGCGCATCGAGTCGGTGCTTGATTGGGCGACCGTGCGGGGGTTCCGCAAGGGCGAGAATCCGGCCCGCTGGAAGGGGCACCTGGACAAGATCCTGCCGGCCCCTGGCAAGGTGGCGAAGGTTGAACACCATGACGCCGTGGCCTTGGACGACCTAGGCACATTCCTTCACGACCTTCGCCAGCGTGACGGCATCGCGGCGCGGGCGCTGGAATTTCTGATCCTGACCGCGGCACGTTCCGGAGAGGTGCGCGGCGCGATCTGGGCAGAAATCGACATATCCGCGCGAGTCTGGACGATTCCGCCTGAGCGCATGAAAGCCAGCAAGGAACATCGCGTCCCGCTTTCCGATACCGCCGTACGCCTGCTGGAATCCCTGCCCCGCTTTGCCGGGAACGATCTGGTTTTCCCCTCGCCCCGCGGCCTCGTGCTGTCCGACATGACCCTAACCGCCGTCATGCGCCGCATGAAGCGCGAAGAGGTGCCGCACGGCTTCCGCTCGACCTTCCGGGATTGGGCAGCCGAGCGCACGAACTACCCCCGCGAAGTGGCCGAGATGGCGCTGGCCCACACCATCGGCAACGCTGTAGAAGCGGCCTACCGACGCGGCGACCTCTTCGAGAAGCGGGCGCGGATGATGCAAGAGTGGGCGAAGTTCTGCGATACCCCAGTATTTTCTTCGGCTGAGGTCGTACCTCTCCAAGGCAAGTCTGCAGCGTGATCCACATCAAACGGCAGTAGGCTCGACATAGAAACATGAATAGACAACAACGTGATTCGCTACAAGCGAACCTCTCAGACAAAGGGAGGGCGGCCACGAAGAGCTTTGAAACTTGGCTCGACGGGCTATCCGGCAAGGCGTACCAATCAGCTTTGTCCGGTCTGATTGACATCGCGGTGAAGGCATCAGGTTCGTCCAAAGGGCTGTTGCTTGCGCAGCTCCTGCCAGATATCGAAGCCGCTGCCAGACAGATTTCTCGGGATGTAGTTGCTGAGGCTGCAGGGAGAAAAACGTACTGGCCGATGCAGAGAGAGTTCGTGGAGCTATCGCGAGAGCGGCTTGCCAGGAAGGCCGCTGGTGCTCGAAAGAGCAGACGCGGCAAGCCCGCAGCCAAATGGAAAGTCGAGGCTGAAGAGCTCATCTCTCGGACCGTCAAGGCAAATTTACCGAACGAAGCCCTGATCCAGCGCCTGTGCGCCCGTGGGGTTCTTGAAGACCGCGATGGCGAATACTGGTGGCTGGGAGATGCTGATGAGGGCGAAAAGCGAGTCTCCAAGACCAGGCGAGGTCTTGAGGCGGAATTATCGAAACTGAAGGCCAGATGCAAAAGCAAAAAAATTTGATCCAGCATTAACAGTCACTTACCCCCCGAACTCAGCATAACCTGTTGGCGATCTAGCCGCTGATCGCCAACTGACGGCCAGAGCATCAAGCCTCAACCCGGGCCATCAGATATTGCGGAATCTCACTGTTGGCCCGCCTGTTATCCACACAGACACGAGGCGACAATGAAATCCACCCCCAAAGCGGCATCGACCACCGCGCTCCCTGCAGCCCTCGCTGGGTTCGATTCTCTCCCTGACTCGGCATTTGTCCGACTCCCGGTGGTCTGCGGGCTCTTCGCTTGCTCTCCGGCTACCGTTTGGCGGCGCGTGAAAACCGGCCGAATCCCCGCTCCGGTCAAAATCGGCGAAAACAGCACTGGCTGGCGGGCCGGCGAGATCCGCCAAGCGCTGGCCCTCTGACTGGAGTCTCCGGAAATGTCGAGAGTCCAGCCCAGCAACTATCCCCACGAGCGGAAGCGGCGCCATGACGTACCAATCTGGCCGGAATGGCACCTATACGAGGCCCTCAAGGCCGCGATCCCGCGCACCCTCGACCACGACGAGTACTCCCGCCGCCTCCGGCAGACGGCCGCCGTCCTGAAGGTCAAGCCGCAGACCTTACGCGCCGCCCTGCGCCGCGACGGCGATTACATGGGCTTGCGCCCGTCCAAGCTGCACAACCGCTTTTTGGTGCGGGACGCAAACGCAATTGACGCTCTGCTGAATGGCGAGGTGGCCTAAATGTCCACCTCCAGACGTGACAACGCCCGCGGCCAGGCGGGCGAAGTCGGCAAAGCAAACGGCTATCAGCGCCAAGATTCTACCGCCAGGGACCTCTTCCCGGGGAGCCTCCCCGAGCCTTTAGCGGCCCATCACCCGCACGTCAGCACCACCGGCGAAGCCCAGCGTCAGCGCATTGTAGAGATGCTGCAGACAGGCCCGAAGCACACGCTCGACTTCCGGCGAGCCGGCATCATGCAGTCGCAGACTCGCATCTTTGAGCTGCGTGCGCTGGGCTACGACATTCCGACCGTTTCGCGGGTGACGATTTACGACGACCAAGGCTTTCCACATCGTGGCGTGGCCGTCTATGAGCTGGTCGCCGAACCGGCGCAGGGGGTGCTGTGATGGCCGTCAAGATCACGCCGCCGCTGCGCCTCATGCTGGATATCGAGGCGTGGAAGGACGAAACACAGCTCATGACCGCCGCCGAGCGCGGCGCCTTGCTGGCGCTGAAGATGTTCTTCTGGCGCACCGGCCCGCTGCCCGATGACGATGCTGTTCTGGCTCGCATCGTCGGCATGGAGGTGAAGGAATGGCGGAAGACCCGCAAAGCCCTGGAACCGCAGTTCATCGTGAAGTGCGGCGAATGGTTGCGCGAGGACTGGAACACCGAGTTGGAGGAGGCTTACGCCGCCGTCAATCGGGTCAAGGAACTGAGCCGGAAGGGCAACGCGGCCCGTTGGGGGAAGCGCCGAGAGTCTGCCGAAAGCGATCCTGCAGGGAATCCCGCCGGGAGTCCCGCAGGTATCCCGCAGGGAGTCCCGCACGGGATCCTAAATATATACAGCGTGCCCAACGCGCAGAAACCTCAGCCCAAAACCCCCAAGCCAAGGGCGAATGATGTTCAGCCGGAGTTTTTGGGGGACGTGGAGATTGCCGAGCGCGCCCTCGGTATCGGGGGTGCTGCATGATGCAATGCACCCAAGCCCAAGCATCCGCCGCCCTGGCTGGGGCCGGGGTTATCAGCCTGCGGGACTATCAGGAAGGTCTGGTGAAGGAGGTCCGCGATTCGCTCAAGGCCGGGCGCCGCCGCGTCCTGGCCTACCTGCCGACCGGCGGGGGCAAGACCCGCGTTGCGACGGCCATCACGCAAATGACCCTGAGCAAGTCCAAGGGCCGCGTTGTCGTGCTGGCGAATCGGAAGCAGCTGGTGCATCAGTTCGCCGCCGCGCTCCGGGCCGCCGGGCTGGATGTGGGCGTCCTCCAGGGCGAGAACACACACGGCCTGCACCGCCGCGTGATCGTCGCCAGCGTCGATACCGTCCATGCCCGCGGCTGCATCTTCGATGACGTGGCCCTGTTCATCATCGACGAGGCGCACGCCTGCGCCGGCAGCGAGAAGTACCGCACCCTGTTGTTCCGCTACAACCGCGCACCCTGCATCGGCCTGAGCGCAACGCCCTTTGCCCGAGGGCTGGGCAAGCCGTACCCCGAGCTGGCGGATAGGCCGCTGTTCGAGGATTTGGTGATTGGCGCGACGGTGCAATCGCTGGTGGATGCGGGGCATCTGACAGACCTCGAAATCTACGCACCGAGCAGCCCGGACATGACGGGCGCGAAAACCTCTCGCACCGCCGATGGCGAGCAGGACTATCGGCAGGCCGACATTGAAGAGGCCGCCGACCGGCCGGAGCTGGTGGGCGACATCCTGCGGCACTGGTTCAAGCTGGCCGGAGGCGTCAAAACCATCTGTTTTGCATCGTCCATCGCGCACAGCCAGCACATCGTTGAGCAGTTCCGCGCCGCTGGCGTGAGCGCGGAGCACCTCGACTGCTACATGGACGACGAGACCCGCGCCGACATCCTGGGGCGCTTCGAGCGTGGTGACTTCACGCTCCTGTCGAACGTCTCCCTGCTGTCGGAAGGCTTCGACGTGCCCGACACGAGCTGCATGATCCTGGCGAGGCCCACGAAGAGCCTCACCCGGTTCCTGCAGATGGTCGGCCGTGTCCTTCGCCCGGCGCCCGGCAAGATCCGCGCCTTGCTGCTGGATCACTCCGGTAGCGTGGAGCGCATCGGGCACCCCTTCGACGACCTGCCCCTCGAACTGGACGACGGTAACGCCAACAAGGCCGGCAGCCGGAAGGAAGAGCGCAAGAAGTCCGAGCCGAAGCCCTGTCCGAGCTGCAAGTTCGTCCGCGATGCCGGCGTCCATGAGTGCCCCAAATGCGGATTCAAGCCGCAGCGCCAGTCGGATGTTGAGGTGGTCGACGGCGAACTGGTGAAGATCGACCGCAAGGCCCGGAAGCCGGCGACGCCCGACCGCAAGCAGCACGTCTATTCGCAGCTCCTGCACGTAGCCCGTGCCCGCGGGTACTCGCCCGGCTGGGTCTCGCACAAGTACCGGGAGATGTTCGGCGTGTGGCCGCGTGGCATGAAAGCCGTTGAGGCCGCACCGACTGCCGAGCTGATGGGCTGGCTCAAGTCCCGCCAGATAGCTGCCGCCAAGGCCCGCGAGAAGGCGCAGGAGGGCCGCCAGCATGGGTGACCGTATCGACGTGCGCACCGCCGCCGCCGGCCGCTGGCGGTCCATCCTGACGACGCTGGGCATGAACGAGAAGGCCCTCAGCGGCAAGCACTGCGCCTGCCCGATGTGTGGGGGCAAGGACCGCTTCCGCTTCGACGACAAGGACGGCCGCGGCACCTACTACTGCAGCGGCTGCGGGGCCGGTGATGGCGTGAAGCTGGCGATGGGCATCACCAGCCTGTCGTTCAAGGACGCCGCCCGCGAAATCGAACGGCTGGCGGGTGTGGTGCAGCCCGTGACCGGCAAGCCCGAGCGCACCGACGAGGACAAGCTCGCCGCCCTGCGCCGGGTGTGGCGGGAGTCGAAGCCGATTCAGCGGGGGGACGAAGCCTATGCCTACCTGGCCGGGCGAGGGCTGCGCCTGTACGACCTGCCGGAAGCCGTCCGGGTGCATCCCGGCCTGCGGTATCTGGACGGCGAGCACCAGGGCATCTATCCCGCGATGCTGGCGACCGTGACCGCGCCGGATGGTCGCGCCGTATCTCTGCACCGGACATACCTCCAGGACGGCCGCAAAGCGCCCGTGTCGGCCCCGAAGAAGCTCATGCAGGGGTTGCCTCTATCCGGCGCAGCAATTCGCCTGACGGCCGTTTCTGAGGTGCTGGGCATCGCCGAGGGTATCGAGACGGCGCTCGCGGCATCGGAGCTGTTCGAGGTGCCGGTGTGGAGCTGCGTATCGGCGCAAGGCATCGAGTCGTTCGAGCCGCCCGAGGGCGTGCGCGAGCTGATCGTGTTCGCCGACAACGACACCAACTTCGCCGGGCAGGCCGCCGCCTACCGGGCCGCCCATCGCCTCAAGCTCAAGGGCTTCGAGGTGGAAGTGGTTATTCCGCCGATTGTGGGCGACTGGCTAGACCATCTTAATAAGGCTGCCGAGCGCAGCAAAGGAGAAGCAAAATGAGGATCAAACTTCGGCGTGGAGAGCGCTGGCAGGCGGATCGCCTTGAATCGTCCGGTTTCGCCTTCTGCGGAGACCCATGCAGCAGCGGGTCGGACGCGCCGGACTACTCCGGCATCGCGGCGGCCAACGCCGACAGCGCCAGGCTCGCCAAGGAGGCGGCGGACAACAACCTCGCCTTCCAACGCGACCAGTACGAGTTCCTGAAGCCGTACATCCAGAAGCAGCTCCAGATCGGGCAGGATGTCGCCGATCAGCAGCAGACCGACGCAGCCAAGGCCAGCGAGCGCGCCGACCAGCAGTGGAGCCAGTACCAGACGACGTTCCAGCCCATCGAGCAGAAGATGGCGCAAGAGGCGATGGACTACGGCAACGCCGCCGATCAAGAGCGTGCGGCGAGTCAGGCTGGTACGGATGTCTCGCAGCAGTTCCAGTCCCAGCGTGCCGCCGCGCAGCGCCAGCTCACCTCGATGGGTGTCAAGCCCAACGCCGGCAACTTCATGTCGGCGAACCGCGAGATGGATGCCGGCGAGGCTGCTGCGCGCGCCGCGGCAATGACCGGTACCCGGCAGACGGTGAAGGACAAGGGCGTGTCCCTGCGGGCTGGCGCTGCCGCCTTTGGTCGCAACCAGACCAACACCGCCGGCCAGCAGGTCGGCCTGTCCACCGGCTCGGGCTCGGCGGCGACGCAGAGCGCGGGCGCCGGTATCGGCTCGACGCTTGCGGCCGGTGGTCAGGTGGCGAGTGGTTACGGCGCACAGATGGGCGCGCAGAACATCGGCGTGCAGTCGCAGCTCGGACTCGGCAGCCTGATGAACCAGTCTTACGGCATCCAGGCGCAGCAGGCCGGCGCCGGCATGGCGGGCCTTGGCAGCCTGATTGGAACGGGGATTGGCGCCTATGGCACGTACGCCGCGGCGACGGCAAAGGCTGCTTCCAGCAAAGGCTTCAAGGAAGACGGCGAGCCCGTTTCGTCCGAAGAGGCCGTCGAGGCGTTCAAGCGCATCCCCGTTGAGTCGTGGAAATACAAGGACGGTATCGCCGACGGCGGTCGGCATGTCGGCCCCTACGCCGAGGATGTGCAGCGCGAACTGGGCGATGAGGTCGCCCCGGGCGGGAAGGTCATTGACCTCGTGTCGATGTCCGGCGCCCAGACGGCTGCCATCAAGGGGTTGGCCGAGAAGCTGGACGAGCAGGACGAGACCATCGAGGCGCTGACTAAGCGACTTGAGACAGTCACCAAGGGCGGGAGATTCGGCCTGCGGGGGTACGCGTGATGAGGGCTTGCACCTACCGCTTCACCGGGCCGGACGGGAAGGAAGTCACCATTGTCGGCAAGGCTGAGATGCAAGCCTACATGGTGATGAATCTCGATTTCTTCCGTTCCCTGGTAGGGGAAGCCCAACTCGGAGCCTCGCTGCCGGAGCCGGCTGGCGCCACGGTTGAGCAGGCCGAGACCATCGCCGCGTCGGGCATGGCGCCGCCGCTGGCGAGCCGGCGCGCATCGGCAGCCCGGACCTGGGAGACGCCTGAACGCATCCGCCGCGTGCTGGCGGACGAGTTCGGTGGGGAAGGCATTGCCCGCCTTGAGCGGGCGGGCTTCCTGCGGATTGTCCCGGACTTGGACGCCGTACCGGCTGGCCTGCGCATTGACGGCGCCGAGGCGGTCTATGACCCCGCCGCGGGCGTCGCCTATCTGGTTGCCGACCGTCTGAGCGCCGACCGGGCGCCTGCCGCACTCCTACACGAGTTGGGCGAACACCACGGCCTTGAAGGCTTTGTCGGGCAGATCGGCTGGCGGGCGATCAAGGCGAAGATTTCCCGTCTCGCGGCTGATCCAGCTTCGCTGTCCCACAATGTGTGGAGAGCCATCAAGGCGACCTATCCCGAGTTCGAGGGTATGGCCGATGCGGATCTCGCAAGGAACGACCGATTCATCCATGAAGTGCTGGCGAAGCTGGGCGAAAGCTCGGCGGGCCGCTCGCAATCCCTGTGGCTGGATCTGGAGGGGTTCATCAAGCGGGGGCTGCTCCGAATGGGATTGACCTTCCTCTTCGGCGAGCACGATGTGCCGGCCTTGGTTGCTGGATCGCTGCGCCGCCTGATGCGCAAGGGTCAGAAGGCCGGCGGGGTGATGATGCCCGCGCGCCCGATGGCATCGATACCGCTTGCCGATGCCTTGTTCCAGCCGCAGGGGCGGCAGGCGATCCGTGACCGCCTTGGAGACCTGTTTCATTCCTCTCGCACCTTCAACGTCCTGCACCGGACGGTGGGCACTCAGTACCACAAGGCCAAGGTCGACCCTGAGCACTTCGGCCGGGTGTTCAACATGGCCCAGCAGTACATCGACGACATCTCGAGAACCGCCAATGAGGCGGCCGACGTAGCGCCGGATCTGCTGCCGAAGATGGAGCGCATGGCCGACGCCTTCAAGCAGCTCTGGCACGCCCGGTCCGACTCGAAGGACGCCCAGGCGCTCGCCGCGCCCATCTTCGAGGGCACGATGAGCGACAAGGTGTGGAGCGCGGAGGAACTGCGCGAGCGCTTCAGCTTGGACGACCGGAAGATCGGCCTCTACCAGCAGTTCCGCGCGGCGGTGGATCGCTCTCTCGATGAACTGGCCCTGTCCGAGATGTCGCGCACCGCGAAGATGGCGAAGCTGCAGCCCGCTCCGCGCGAGATGAACCTGCACGATGCGCTCGCCTTCTACATGGAGCAGATTGAGCCCGACATCGAGCAGCTTCAGGGCGAACTGGCCGAGATGAAGGAGCGCCAGAAGTTCGAGCGCGAGCAGCTTGAGGAAGCGGCCCAGAACGGCGACAGCGGGGCCGACGAGCGCCGCCGGTACGCCGACCTCCTGGAGAGCATGAAGTCGCGCCACGCGGCCGAATCCGAAGCCCTGAAGGTTCGCATCGAAGACATGGCCGAGCTGCTAAAGGCGACGCAGGGCAAGGTCGAGCAGATCGAGCACCTCAAGGCCACCGGCTACGCGCCGCTGATGCGCTTCGGCCAGTACACGGTCGACGTGTTCGAGGCTGGCGAGGACGGCAAGCCGCTCAAGAACGCCGATGGCGAGGAAATCCGCCACTTCTTCGGGATGTTCGAGAACGAGGCCGAGGCCAACGAGGCGGCCCGCGCGCTGCGCGAGGAATACCCGAACGCCACGATCAACCAGGGGGTGATGTCGCAGGACTCCTTCCGCCTGTTCCGCGGCGTGACGCCGGAGACCGTCGAGGTGTTCGCCCGCATGATGGGCGAAGAGCAGTCGGAGGTGTTCCAGAAGTATCTCAAGCAGGCGGTGAATAACCGCTCGGCCCTCAAGCGCCTCATTCAGCGGAAGGGCATCGCCGGCTTCGAGAAAGACCCGGTGCGCGTGCTGGCGACCTTCCTGACCAGCAACGCCCGCGCGACGGCCGCCAACTACCACTTTGGCGACATGCTCCGCGCCGCATCCGAGATCCCCAAGGAGAAGGGCGATGTGAAGGATGAGGCGATCAAGCTGATCGACTACATCCAGAACCCGGGCGATGAGGCGGCCTCCCTGCGCGGCCTGCTATTCATGCACTTCCTGGGCGGGTCGGTGGCCAGCGCGATGGTCAACATGACCCAGACCTTCACGATGACCCTCCCGTACCTGGCGCAGTTTGGCGGAAACGTGACGGGCAACTTGAAGGAAGCGATGGGCATCGCCAGCCGCCGGCTCTTCAACAAGAACGCCGAGGTGCCGGAAGAGCTGAAGATGGCCCTGCAGCGGGCGTCGGATGAAGGCGTGGTGTCGCCGCACGAGATCCACATGCTCCAGGGCGAGTCGATGCGCACCGGCTGGTTCCAGAACAACCGCTACATGCGATCCATCGGCAAGGTGTGGGGAAGCTTCTTCTCCCTGGCCGAGCACTTCAACCGTGACGTGGCCTTCATCGCGGCGTACCGGTCCGCG